CGATTAGCATGAGCTACGCCGCCCCAGACTCACGAATGCAAGAGCAGCGCCCCTCGGCGTTAGCTCCATGCGCTTGTTGTGCCTTGGGGGATGACGTGCGCTTGTATCTCGGTGACTGTCTGGAAATCATGCCGCTACTCACTGGCATCAACTCGGTGATCTCCGATCCGCCGTTCAGCGCCAGAACTCACGCAGGGCATGACGCCATCGAAGGCGACGGCTACGACTCCGCGAAACGTGGCAAGCTAGGATATGCACCATGGGGAGACGATGAAGTGCGGCAGGTGTGCGCAGCTCTGCCCGCCTCTGGATGGACTTGCATCCTCACCGACCACATCCTCGCCCGAGACTGGGAACGCCGAATGAAGGAAGTGGGCCGCTACGTCTTCGCGCCCATCCCTGTCATCGTGAAAGGCCGCTCCGTGCGACTGACTGGAGACGGGCCAAGCTCATGGACTGACTGGATGGTGCCAGCGAGAACGAAGGCAGAAATCAAATGGGGCACGCTGCCGGGAGTGTATGAGGGCGTGCGTGGAAGCATCGAGCACATGGGGGGCAAGCCGCTAAATGCCATGTGCCGCATCGTGGAGGACTACAGCCGCCCAGGTGACACGGTGCTAGACTTCTGCATGGGGGCGGGCACAACCGCCATCGCCTGCCTGAGAACTGGCCGGAAGTTCATCGGCATCGAGAAAGACCCTCAACACTTCGACACCGCCCGCCAACGGATCGAACGCGAGCTAGAGCAAGGGAGGCTCGCGCTATGAATTGGCACAACGCTGAGTCCTGCCACGGGCGCGCTGAGACATGAATTTTGGACAGGACGTTGCGACATCGCTCGTCATTGAGCCGACTGCCGATGGCCTGAAAATGTGAACTTAACGCCGGACATGGGGCGCGTGCTCTGTGTCCGGCGAACAACGTCCCCGACCACCAGCCCGCTCGCTTCACGGCCAGCGGGCTTTTTTTTGCAAAGGGATTGGCAGTTCTTTTGCGGCTGTGCAAAGCGAGTTTTTCATTGAGTATCAAGGAAATTCGCGCCGTTTTTTGCACTTTGCGGCCAAAGTCGGATCGCAAGCCCCTATATCTCGTGTGTGCGTGTGCGTGCGTGCGCGTGTGCGCGTGCAGGCGTGCGCGTGTGTGGTGTGTGTTTTTAGCCAAATTAGCAAAGTAGTAGTAGAAAGGGGCTGGAACCCTTGATTTTACAAGGCTTCGGCGCTTTGCGGTTTTTTTGGCGCGGACTTTGCGGCGCAAAATGTCACATGAAGCGACGTTTCCAAATCAAAACGGAATGGTTGAATGACGGACAACCAAACGAACAGGTCGGAGCGCGTGTGACCCGCATCGCCTAATCTCCTTGCATTCTCGCCATCCTCCCGCATCGTCTCCCATGCTTTCCGGTCCCCAAAAAACCTTTTGCGACGGCATCGTTCGCGGCCTCAATCAAACCGAGGCCTATCAACGCGCTTACCCAAAAGCGTCGCCTGATGCTGCTCGGAAGCATGCACCTCGTTTGGTGGCTAAAGGTGACATTAAGGCCGAAATCGAACGAATGCGCCAAAAAGCCGAGGAAAAGGCAGGGTCGGCTGTGCTGACGTTGGCCGAGAAGCGCATGAAACTGGCCGAGATTACGCGCTCGAACTCCGAAGAGACTCGGGACAAGCTGAGCGCGATCAAGATCGACAACGACCTTTCCGGCGACGGTGCCGAGGCTGAAGGAAACAAAGCACTGGCTGGCCTTGCTGGCCTTGTGGAGCGTTTGCGCCGATGACCGACGACGACATTGCCCTTCTCGGTGAGCACCTGTCAGATCCAATCTGGCGGCTCACCAGCGGCGAGATTTATAGGATCAAGACGGCAGACGGTCGCGGCATCATCCCGTTTATTCCCCGGCCTGAACAGGTGGAGTTGCTGACCGAACTCGTCGAGGCTGTCGAAAAAGTCAGGGGCCGCACGAAGACGCCTGACACTGAGCCGCAGGACGCACCGCAAAACGTCGAGCTGAAGGCGCGGCGGCTTGGCTTCTCGACCTGCCTGGGCGTGTTCATCGCGGATTGCCTGTGCTTTCGGAAGGATTTCACTGCGCAGCTCATCGACCAGACCGCCGATGAAGCCGCGAAGAAAATGAACGGCATCGTGAAGGTGGCTGTCGATTCGGCGATTGCGACCGGCTGGGTGATGAAGAAGCTGAAGGATTCCGACAGCGAGCTCACCGTCGATTGCGTTGTGTCTGGATCTCCGCAAGGCAGCCCGAGCACGTTCTTTGCCGGGACAAAAGGCCGCGGCGGATCGCTCGACTTTGCGTGGTTCTCGGAGCTTGGCGTCATTCAGTTCGACGATCCGCCTCGCGCCGAGGAAATCGTTACCGGCGCATTTCCAGCCGCTCGCTGGGGCGTGAAGTGGGTCGAAACAACCTGGAAAGGTGGCAAGGGTGGCAAACTGTGGGACATCATCCAGCCGACAATCGACGGCAAAGCGCACGACTGGAAAGTCAGGTTCTCGCCGTGGTGGCGTGATCCGCGAAACCGCTCGGCGACGGCGGTTATTGACGCTCGCACGCAGGCCTATTTCGACAAGATTCAACCCCGCCTCGTCCGCGATGGTATTGCGCTCGATGAGCAGCAACGGCGGTGGTACTCGGCAGAGTGGCGAACTCAGGGCATTTTCATGAAGCGCGAAAACCCGACGTTCCTCGACGAATGTTGGGAAGCACCGATTCAAGGCGCAATCTATGCCTCGTCACTACTGGAGGCGGAAACCGATGGCCGGATTGTGCAACGGCTGCCGCGTGCTGACGTGGTCGTTGACGTGTTTATGGACTTGGGAGCGCCGCAGAACTCGCCCGCCTGGTTCTGCCAGCGCGTCGGTCGCGAGATTCGAGTGATCGACCACGATGTTGGTGTTTTGGGCGAGACGATTGCTGCTCGCTGGGGGCGTTGGCTGCGCAAAGGCTACAACATCGGCACGTTGTTCTTGCCGCACGATGCGCAGCAAACCGAGCGCACCGGCCGCAGCATCGTTTCCGATCTGCGAGACGCGGGAGTCGGGCAGGTTGTCACTGTGCCGCGCACGCACGATATTTGGACCGGCATCAACGCGCTGCTCGGCATGTTCCCGTCGCTGGTGTTTGCGGCTGAGACTACCGAGGCCGGACGCAACGCGCTGGCTGCCTATCGGACAAAAGAGGTGAAAGCCGGGCAACTATCGACTGACGAGCCGGTTCACGATTGGGCCTCGCATCACGCGGATGCGCTGCGCACGATGGCCGAGGCGGTGATTCATGGGCTGTGGAAAGTCAGCCGGAACACGCTCGAACAGGCCTACGACGACGACAAACCGAAGCGCCGGAATATGGCTGTGATGACGTTTGGAGGGTGGAGACGATGACACCTTACGCCAAAGCCCTCGAACTGTATCGCGGTGACACTCGCCGGTTCACTGACGAGCTTGAACTGCATTTCCTGCATGGCTACGTCGTTGCCACACCTGAAGCCTTTGCGATGGCGCGACCGATCCGGGCCGATTGGGACGATCCGGCTCGCGTGGCCGACATCTCCCAAGTCGAGCCGTTGGCATCGGCAAACTGCTGGTTCATTTGGCTGCTGGCCGGTGATTTGCGGGCGGTTGTGCGCTGGCTGCCGGTGGAATTGCCGCTGATCGGCTTCAGTCGGCAAGGTTCTGAGCCGCTGTTTCGGTGCTGGCGAACCTACTTGACAAAGCTGGAGCAAGGCCGCTGAATATCGCCGCTATGCGAATCCCCTTTCTTTCTCGCAATTTTCTTGGCGTCTGCTACTTCGGAGGCGGGGGCGGTGGCAGTGGCCCTGCTCAACCAATGACGCCCGCTGCTCCTGCTGTTGACTCTGCCGGTGCAAAAGCGAAAGTCTCCGCGAATGCTCGCCGCCGTGTTGGTGGCATGGACGCGCTTTCTGGCAATGTGCTCGGCGATCTCCGCCAGCAAGGCAAAACTCCGACGCTCGGCGGAACCGGGACTTACACGGGCGAAGCATGACCGCGACCAAAACGCCAGTTCCGCAGCAAAACAAAGAGCGTGCCGAAAAGCTCTGTCGCCGATGGGTGGACATGCAGACCGAGCGCACGCCGTTCCTGACCATCTGGCAGGAAATCGCCGACCTGATGAGCGTTCGCTCGGCTGGCATCGTGGCAAAAACTGAAACGCCGGACACGTCAAAAGACTCGATGCTGTTCGACACGACGGCGGGTGACGCGCTGATGACGATGGCGGGCGGTTTGATGTCGTGGACGATGCCGACGAATGAGCCGTGGTTCAATTTTGAGCCGACGCGGGAATTACGCGGCATCGACGCGGTGAAACGCTGGACAATGGAATGTTCCGAGCTTAGCCGTGAGTATCTGTCGAATTCGAGTTTCTACACCGAAGCACACGAGGATTTGCTGGCTCACTGCGGCTTTGCTACCTCAGCGATGTACTTCGCTGTCGAGGACGGCAAGCAACGATTCGAGCACTTGCCGATTGGCTCTTACTGCATCGCTGAGAACGCGTTTGGCGTCGTCGATTCGCTGTTTCGTGAATTCGAGTGGACTGTCGAGAAAGCTGCCGAGTTCTTTGGCAAGGAATCGCTGAGCGAGCAATCACTGAAGGATCTCGCCGACGAGAAAGGCCGCATGAAGAAAATCAAGATTCTGCATGCGACCTATCCGCGCCCTGACTCGGAACGCCCGAAAGACGCGCTAGCCAAGATGGCTGATTGGGGCAAGGCGTTCGCGTCGTGCTACGTCGAAGTTTCGCAGAAACATTTGCTGCGAGAAAGCGGCTTCGACTATTTCCCGTTCAGCGTGGGCCGCTATCTGAAATGGACGGCGCTAAATGGCGCGTCTCCGTATGGCTATGGCCCTGGCTTTGCTGCATTGCCTGACACGCGTCAGATCAATTTCTTGCAGATGGTTCTCGATTGCGAGGCTGAGAAGCGAGTGAAGCCGCCGATGATCGCCGACGAGCGCATGGAAGGCGATTTGATCCTGTCCGCTGGTGGCATCAACTACATTTCCGACGGCATGCGAGCGCCAACGCCGATCCCTATCGAAGGCAACTATCAGATCGGGATGGATCGCTACAAGCTCCGGCAAGACATGATTCGAGCGAAGTTTCATGCGCAACTCTTCAACATGTTTGAAGGACTCGACGGCGTGCGAACGGCTACCGAGATCAACGAACGCGCTGCCGAGAAGATTACCACGATCACGCCTGCGTTTTCGCGCATCGCATCGGAGAAGCATACGCCGATGCTCCAAGCACTGTTTGCGCAGTGGCTCGAAAACGGAATGCTGCCACCGCCCCCGCGTGAGGCCATCCAACCGATCAGCCCGACAATGGGCATGGTTCCGTCGCCGGTCGTTACGTTCTCGTCTCGCCTGGCGCTGGCAATCCGCAATCTGCGCAACGTGCAGGCTGACCGCCATATCCAGCGAATCGTTGCCGTGGCACCGTTGCGGCCTGAAGTTCTGGAACCGTTTGATTGGGTGAAGTGGGCTCGTGGATCGGCTGAAGATGCCGGGGTTTCCGCTGACTACCTGCTTCCCGAGGAGGAAGTCGAACGCCGTATGCAGGCGAAAGCGCAGGCTCAAGCCGCTCAGATGCAAATGCAGATGCTTGAACAGGGCGCGAAAGCCGTTGGACAAGTAGGCGGCATTGAGGCATTGAAAGGCCTCCAACCACAATGAGCGACCGCGATCAATCCAGTTTGAACCTAGCGCAGGACTTTTCCCGCGGGAATGATCTGTTCGTGATGAACTTCGATGAGGAATCAGCGCGATTCGGATCAGCGCGATTCGGAACAGCGGTGAAGATCAAAAACGCCTTCGTCGAGGGGTTCACCTGCTTTTTGTTCCGGTTCAAGTTTCACGCCCGTTCGTTTGAATGGCGCGTTGCCTTGCCGCCTGCTGCTGGTTTTGACGAGCAAGACGCGTGGGATATGGGCCAAGAGGCTTTTGACCGTTTTCTTTTCACTGTCGCCAAGCTGGCTGCTCAGGAGAAGACCGGCAAGGTGGAGTACATCAACGCCGACAAGCCCGACGAGCCGATTGCATGAGTGACGCCGAAAAACGCCAAGCGCACGAAGCCAAGGTTGCGGCCGCATGGGCTGACCTTTCGCTGAATCCGTCGTGGCAGACTGTGTTCGAAGATCTTCAGCGCCGCTTCAAATTGCTCGATTCGTCTTTCACCGCTGAGGACAACTATCACGCTACAGCTGCCGCCATCCGCGACGGCGAAAAGAACGTCATCCGCTGGATCGCCAAGAAACACAGCCTCGGCTTGGCACGAACTGAGGACGAAACCACCGAACGCAAACGAGAGGCGAAGTAACCACCACCATGATTGAAATCAAAGGAACCGCCATCCTTCGCGATGGCGACGAAATCGGAACCATTCAGGGGGCGACGGCTACCCTGACAAGCAAAGTCGGGCCTCGCATCATCGGCCAGATTCGGCAGGCTGTCGGCAATCCTGACTTAGCCGTCGTCGTTGGCAATGCTGAGACGATTGTCGAGGAGGTTGAAGACGTGCCGGATGTTCCCGAGACGCCGCCTGATGTGCCTGAGTCTGCGCCCGCATCTACGCCGCCTGAACCGGAGCCAGCCACGCCTACGCCGCCCGTTGAGCCACCGAAAACCGGCCTCGACCGCCTGCTTGACCTCGTCGCCACTGGTGAAATCCCGTCGCCGCCCGAGCACAATCCCGCGACCGGCGACAAAGACCCGGCGTTTGTGGCATGGTTCAAAGCGCACGCCACCGCTGACGAGATCGCAGTGAAGTATCCTCCGCATCGCCGTTTGCCGCAGCCTGGCGACTACGAAAAAGGTGAGCATGCGCGACTGAATCGCAAACTTCCGGGCGAAGTGCCCGACACCGCAGAGTAAACCACGACCCACACCATGAAGCTCAAACACTCATTTCTTTTCAACGAAGCTGGCGAAGCTGGCAATGCAAGCGGAGGCTCGACGTTGCTTGGCGGCGCAGGTGCTGCTGGCGGTTCTGCCGGGCAACAAGGACAGCAGCAGCAGCAACAGGGCTCGGCTTCTGCTGGCGCTGGCGACGAGGCCGCAAAAGCCTACGATTTCCGATCCTCGCTCGACGACAAGGGCAACTTCAAATCCGACTGGACAGCCACGCTTCCCGACGACCTCAAACAATCGGCGGGCGTGCTAGGCAAGTATCCGAATCCTGTCGAAGCTCTCCGCGGTCTGGCGAATGCACAGAAGCTCATCGGCCAGAAATCTACGCTCAAGGCTCCGGCTCCCGACGCTCCGAAAGAAGAGGTCGAGAAGTTCAACAGCCAGATTCGTTCTGTGCTTGGCGTGCCGGAAAAGGCCGACGACTACAAGCTGACAAAGCCTGAAAAACTGCCGGAAGGACTGAGCTGGGACGAGGCTAAAGTCGGCGACTGGCAGAAGTTTTTCCATGAGAACAACATCCCGCCAGCCGTGGCAAACAAGATCGTTGCGAAGCAGACGGCGGAACTCGCGGCGCAAGTCGAGATTGGCAAAGGCAAGCTCGACGAGTTCGTGAAGGCGCAAGAGGCTGAACTGCGCAACGATTGGGGCGCAAACTATGAGGTGAATCTGTCGAAAGCTGCACAAGCCGCAAAGATTGCCGGATTCGACCTCAACGACAACGAGCTCGCTAACAATGCGAAATTCATCAAGGCGATGAATACCGTCTCGCAGCTCATCAAGCCTGACGCGCTTGTGGGCAGTGACAAAGCGAGCAGCGGACTCGACGGCCCTGCGCAGGCTGAAGACATCCGGCGCAACCCGAACAATCCCTGGCATGCGGCCTATCACGGCAAAGAAGGGCCGGACCGCCAGCGAGAAGCCGCTGGCATCATGCGGCGCTTGCAGGGTGTTAAGGAGTGAAGTAATCGCCACCGATCACAAGCCGCCCGGTTTTTGCCGGGCGGCTTTTTTTGTGCTTGACGACTTGCACTCTGTCCCTTTCAATCGGCACAGAACCAAGCGCCCCCGTCATCGCGGGACACGCGCAACACGATCAAGCGGCCTCGAATGAGATACCCGCGAGACGGACAAAAGTCCGGCAAGCCTGCGGTTCTGAGCCTTGCCACCTCGCAACCCTCATTCATTCGCCATTATGGCCGCAGATCAAATCACCTCATTTTACGAAACCGAGTTCTCCAAGAACTGGGAAATGCTGGCTCAACAGAAGGATTCCCGACTGGGCTCCGCTGTGACGCCGACCACTATCACCGGCAAACGCCGCGCCTTCAATCAGCTCGAATTCGGCTCGATGCAGGAAGTCACTACCCGCAAGGGCGACACTCCCGACGGCGACAGCACCGGCTACAAATACTGGATTTACCGCCGCAAATTCGAGAAGGTCATCACCTTCGACGAAGACGACGAGATGAATCTCGGCAACATCGCCCTGCCCGACTCCGAAGAAATTTCTTCGATGGGCATGGCCTCAAACCGCACGAAGGACGACGTGATTATCGCCGCTTTCGATGCCACTCGCTACGTTGGTGAGAACGGCACCGACACTGACGCATTCAACACCGCCTATCAGGTAGCTGTCGATTACGTCGCCAGTGGTTCGACTGCCAACAGTGGGATCACGGTTGCGAAAATCCTTCAGGCCAAAAAGATCCTCGATGCCGCCGAAGTGGACGACGAAAGCCGTTTCTTCGCAATCAGTGCGCAGGGCCTTCAGGATATGCTGCTTACGACTCAGATCGCCAGCGCCGACTACAATACGGTCAAGGCTCTGGCGGCTGGCTCGGTGGATATGTTCGCTGGTTTCAAGTTCATCCGCACTGAGCGTCTGAGCATCAACGGCGGGACGGGCGTTCGCACCTGCTTTGCGTGGTGCAAGTCCGGCGTGAAGTTCGCGGAAGGCGGTCGTCAAACCAACATTGACCTTCTGCCTACTCGCCGTCATGCAAAACAGATTCGCGGCGTTTATCGTTGTGGCGCTGTCCGCACCGAAAACAATCGTGTCGTTCGCGTTTACGCTGACGAAGTGCTCTAATCTGACGGGCGGCTGGCAAGTGCTGGCCGCCCTTCTCTCAAACCTGAATCCCTTTTTCCCTATCCTGTTATGGCTCTCGTTTACACCACCTTTGGCGCGGCTCAACTCGCCGCTCTGTCGGATGCCTCCGCCGCTCCGAATCTCCGTCAACACGGCGGCAATCTCCACACCGCGCAGGTCTCAAAGACCAGCTACACGGCGGCGACTGCCGATCCTCTCTACCTCGTTCGCCTGCCGAAAGGCGCTCGCCTGATTCCGCAGCTTTGCTCTGTGGATTACGGCGATCCCGGCGACGCCTGCACTGGCAAAATCGGCTACATCTACGACGACGCCACGGGCGACGACGACGCCTACAGTTCCAGCCTTGCGCTTGGCGGCTCTGCCGGTCGCCTCGCTCTCGATGGCGGAACCGAAGGCGTGGCGTTCCTAACGCCCGTCACGTTCACCGATGACGCTTGGGTTTACGTTACCTGGGGCACCGTGACCAACGGCGCTTCCCACACGCAGACTTGGACGCTGGTTTACACGCTGGCTTAAACTCTTCTTCCGTGGTTGGAAGTCCTCGCCCTCGTCGCTCACCTGTGGGGCGGCGGGGGTTTCCTTTAAAGCGCCATGACAAAGACCGAAATTTGCAATCTTGCTCTCTCACTTCTCGGCGCAAACACAGCGACCGACATCGACACCGACAACACGCCGCAGGCACAGGCCATCCGGCGCTGGTTCGCTCCAGTGCGTGACGAGGCTCTGGCGTCGCATCCGTGGAACTTCGCGAGCACGCGAGCACGGTTGACGCTGACTTGGGTTGATCTTGTCGGCGTGGCGCTGACTGACAATGGCAGTGGCTTGATTCGCGTCGATCACACTGGGCACGGCTATCAGACTGGAAACCGCATCACGATGAAGGATGTCCAAGGCGTTCCCGCCAACGGAACATGGTATGTGACGCGTATCGACAACGACACCTTCGACCTTCAAGATTCGGTTTTCAGCGGCACGCATACGAGCGGGACGGGCTCGTTTATCAAGGTTCCTCTTTTCGGCTGGAGCTTTCAGCATACGCTGCCTGACGACTGCATGCGCGTTGTGCGCGTGAATGGCTACGAGGGCAACGAGGAAGACAGCGAGCCGTTCACCATCGAAGAAGACAAGCTGCTGACTGAAGCGGAAATCATCGAGCTGCGCTATGTCTATCAGCACACGACTGTTGCCGACTGGACGCAAGACTTCATCAACGCATTTGCGATGCTGCTTGCCTCGTATGTGGCGGCCGAGATTGTCGAGAGCAACGGCAAGGCCGAGATGCTACGCAAGCAGTTCGAGGCGCTGATTGCCCCGCAGAAACGTCGCAACGATGCGCGATCCGGCAAACAGCGAGTTCTTCAATCCTCCTATGATTCTCAACTTGTGGCCGCTCGCCGCGGGTTTACTTCTTGATCATGCGTTCTCTTCACGTCAATTTCAACGGCGGCGTCTTCACTCCTCTCATGGAGGGGCGAGTTGATTTTGAGCAATATCGCTCTGGATGCCTGCAAATGGAGAACTTCATTGTGCGGCCCTACGGCGGTGCCTTCAAGGCTCCAGGGACGCAGTATGTTGGCGAGGTCAAGGATTCATCCTCGGCCACGCGCTTGATTCCAATTCGCGTTTCGACCTCGGAAAACTACGTCCTCGAAGTCGGTGCCGGTTACTTCCGCTTTTGGAGCGACGGCGATCCTGGCGCATATCTGCAAATCCGGTCTGGCTACTCGGTTCCGGCTCACTCGACCGCGACAACCTACTACCTCGGCGACTTGGTGACAAGCGGCGGAACGAATTACGTCCGCGTCGCCAACGACGAGGCAACCGATAGCTCGTTTGCGTCGGCGCTCTCGGCTGGTTATTGGTATGCGCTGACCGGCAGCGTGATCGAGTGGCCGAACGACTACACGGCGGCAGAATTGCCCGTGATCCAGTTTCAGCAGGTCGGCAGGTTGATCGTTCTCGTTCATCCGTCACATCCGCCTTTGCTGGTGGAGTCCGTTCCGGTCGATACTCTGACGGGCAATTTTATCCGCAACACGGCATGGAGCGATGACGCCACAACGGCGGTCACTTACTCGTTTCTCGTGCAGCCCATCAGCTACGTTTTTCCTCCCCTCAAAGAGCACGATTTAAGCCGCGACGGCTACACGGTCACGATCTCCTATGCTCACTCTGCATGGGCCACAACGACAGCCTATGCGGTCGGCGATGTTGTGGCACAAAACAGCCTCGCCTACATTTGCCTGACCGCGCACACAAGCGGCACGTTTGCGACCGATCTTGCGGCGGCTAAGTGGCGGCTCGCGACGGGTAGCGAAGTGGATTACAACCTGACGGCCTCAAGTGCATTGGTCTTTACCGGGCTTGACGTGGGCGATCAATTCATTGTCGAGCCGTCGCTGTATCGCTATTCGAGCGGTTCGCAGCCTCGCGGCGCTTCGCTCAACTTGTGGACTGGCGGAACGCCCGGCACAGAGTACACGCCTTCGCAGGCCATTTTCATCCAAGGGGCCTATACCGTGACTTCCTCGTGGAAA